GGTGACAAGCTTGCAGCCGTTTGTGTCCATAGTGCTATTTACTATGATCTCGTTGAGAGAAAAATGGTGGATTATGTATTAGCAACTGATGGTAATGGTGGATCTGCTACAGCATCTGGTGGTACTATTGCCCCTGCTTATGGCGGTGGAAATGATACTGTGCCTACATACTGTGGTTTAAGAGTTATCGTTTCTGATGACGTTACTACAACTGGTTCTGGTTCTTCTAAAGAATATTCAACATATTTCTTTACTCAAGGAGCAGTAGCTAGTGGAGAACAAGCTGGACTAACAACAGAAACAGACAGAGACATTCTGGCTAAATCTGATGCAATGTCTATTGACCTTCATTACTGCTATCATCCTGTGGGAGCAAAATGGGCTGTTACTACAACAAACCCAACACCTGCAGAGTTACAAACCGTAAGCAACTGGTCGAAAGTTTACGAGACAAAAAACCTAGGAATTGTTAGGTCAACTAACATTTCTACTATGGATTAACTGAGGTAAATTATTATGCCAAGTTTATTTGAAGCTGCTGCAGGCTCTGCTTTAGGAGTTGTAACAGCACAAACAGGTTCTGTGACTCAAGCAACCAGTAAAGCTACTGGTGTGACATTAAATAATGTTGCTGGTGCGATCACATTGAACAATGCTGCATTAGCTGCGGCTGCTGAAGTTACTTTCACAGTTACTAACTCAAAAGTTAGTGCTGGTGACGTAGTTTTAGTGAATCATGGTTCTGTTGGAACAGCGGGCACTTATTTATGCCAAGCTAATACTATTGCTGATGGATCTTTTAAGATTTCTCTCGGTAACGTATCAGGGTCTTCAGCTAGTGAAGCTATCGTCTTGAACTTTATGATTTTCAAGGCAGGTTAATGGGAATGTTTGCTTTTAAGCGAATGAAAGAACAAGAAGCTGCCAAATCGGTGGCTTCTGTTCAACCCACTAAAAAACGTAAACGCAAGCCAAAAACTAATGGCAGTAACGATACACACAACAGTCGGGAGCAGCATAGCTAATAGCTATATCAGTCTTCAAGAAGCCCAAGATATTATTGATGGGTTGATTGAGGATGATGATGTAACAGCATGGGCTAGTGCTACAACTGACCAAAAAAACCGAGCATTATTTACCTCTACTCAAAGAATTGATAGAGAACGATTTTTAGGTGCAAGAGTAAACGATACACAAGCATTGCAATGGCCGAGAACAGGCGTAAGAAAACCTGATACATATATCAACACTTATGCTATTGGTTTTCCTTTTCGTATATCAACTGATTATTACACTGATACCGAGATACCAGATCAGGTAAAAAAAGCAGAAGCAGTATTAGCTGTTTATTTAAATAATAATAAAGATGGATTAGGATTAAGTGGATTAGAAGATTACAAACGTGTAAAACTTGGTAATCTAGAAGCAGAGCCAAACTTTTATGGTTCTGTTGGTGCTGATAGAGTACCGCCATTATTTGAACGCTATTTTACTGGCTTACGAATAAGTGGACCAGGAAACGTAGCAATCAAAAGGAGCTAACCAATGTATTATTCCAAAGCAAAAATCATCACTAACACAAATACTCATTCGGGGAGGTTTGTAAAAATCGTAGCCTTAGTTGATACTGTTATTAATACATTAACTTCAGATGTTATTACAGGTACAACAACTTCAATCACTTTAAAACACAACGTTTCTTTAGAAGTAGACTGTACTGCTATAAAACTTGATAGTGGTGCTGTTATTGCCTATACAATCTAATGGGTTTAGCATCTTCTTTAAAAAAAGTTAGTAATAAAACACTAATGAAGTTTGGTGGCGATATAACAATAAAGAGAACCACTTTTAGTTCTTATGATGTTGAAGCTGGATCAGTTGTTAAAAACCAAACATCGTCTACAGTCAAAGGTTTTTTAGAAGGTGTTACAAGTCGTGAGGTTAATGATTTAATTTCTCAAGATGACAAAAAAGTAATGGTATCAGCAGGTGCGATAACATTTACCCCAACCACTAAAGATAAAGTTATTATTAGTTCTATAGAATATAAAATTATTCAAATAGATAAAGAGGAACAAAATAATATAGATATACTTTATGTAATTTATTTGAGGGCATAATGGCTAGAGAAATTAAGATTGATCGTATTGTCGATGACAAATTTAAAAAAGAAATTATAAAAACAGTAAAAGATGCAACTTTATTATGGACAGAGCAAGTAAAAAGATTCACACCTGAAGATACAGGTAATTTAATGAGGTCTTGGCAAACTGATATTAAGCCATTCGTTGGAGAAGTTTCTACCAATGTAGAATATGCAGAACCTGTTGCTTATGGCACAAACCTGCCACCTAGTTGGGGCGGTCAATATAGAACAAGACCAGGACAAAATACAATAAAAGGTTATCCAGAATTAATAGCAAAACAAATTGCTACAGACATTCAAAACAAATTTAATTTATAATTATGGCTGCTACAGATTTAAACACAGTTCGTCAAACGATAGAAGAGAGGCTTATTACAGAATTAGATGACACACCACCTATACCTGTTGTGTTAAATAATATGCCTTTTGATGCAAGTTCTAAAGATACATTTGTTCAATGTTTGACAAGTTTTGGTGCTGGAAGTTATCTGACTATGGGAGGCACAACAAATTCTACAAATATTGTTGTTGGTTTAATTATTTTAAATATATTTACTGAGGAAGGATTAGGCAGTGGAGCAAATTTTGTAATTGGCAAACGACTGCGTGACCTTTACAATAATATTACAGTTTCAAATGTTATTTTTGATTCACCCATTGGCCCAGAAGTTTTAAGCCCTAGTCCAGAAGGTAAGTTTCAAACACAACTTAGAATAACTTTTGAAATATATGAGGATCTTTAATGGAAATAACAGAGGAAATGCTCGATGCTATTGAGGCTGTAAAGGGAAGAAGAGAGGCGGCTTATTGGGATGGCCGTTGCAAACGATATATGGAAAACCAAGAAAATTTAAAAAAAGATGTGAAAAAACCTAAAAAAGGTTAATATAAAATAAATACTTTCTTTTGTTATGGCTATTAAGGGTGATGTTGGAAAAATCATGTTTGAAAACGCTGGCGGTACTGAAGCTGATGTTGGACAAACAAGATCATGGTCTTTATCTATTTCAAAAGACACGATGGAGACAACAAAACAAGGCGACACATTTAAAACTAATATTGGTGGCTTAATCCAAGGTGAAGGTTCAGCAGAACTTTTATATGCCCCTGGTGAAACTGGAGCAGGCTATACAACATTTATTGATGATGTTTTAACAACAGGTGATAATGCTGACGCATTATTTGAATTATTTCCTGATTCAGCAACTTCAGCAAAAAAAATTAGTTTTGCAGGGATTATTACTAATGCAGAATATGCAGCAACCCTTGGTGAAGTTCAAATAATCAATATTAGTTTTATTACAAGCGGTGCAATAACTTCAGCTATATAGTAAATTTTAAATAACAACCCCAATTTAATATGGCGACAAAAAGAAACGTAGACCTTATTACAGAAGCGTTTGCTGATGTGATGACTGCTAGAAGGAAATATGAACTAAAAAATCCTAATGGCGAAATATTAAAAGAAATATTCTTCCCACCACTTACGAGGTTTGATAGAAAGCAAGCTCAAACAGCGGCTGGAACAGATGATGCCTTAACAATATCTACTAGGCTTCTTTGCCAGCTTGCCCAAAATGAAGATGGCACAAGGGCATTTGCTTCTGCTGATGCTGAAAACCTACAAAGATTTTTACCAGAAAGTGTTTTAAACGAACTTGAACTATTTATGATGGATATACAGGTTGATGTTAATACAGCAAAAAACGAATAAAGCGAGATAACTGGTTAAACTTTGAGTTTTTTCTCGCAACAGAACTGGGTAAGACATTACAAGAATTAAGAAAAGGTATTACTGAAGAGGAGTTAATACATTGGGCGGCTTACTATGAAGTTAAAAATGAAAGACAAAAACAAGAAATGAATCGTCAAAAGGCAAAATCAAGGTAGAATATAATAAAGGTTATTTGTATTTGTGGCACAATCGACAGTTAAATTAATAGTTGATGCTCAAAATGCAATAAGACCATTGCAGCGTGTAAATGAACAGACCAAAGCTTTAAGCAGTAGTACAGATAAATTAAAAGGAAGATTAGATAAAAGTAATAGATCACTAAAAGATACTGGAAGATCAGCAAAAACAGCAGCGGCTGGGTTTGGAACGTTAACAAAATCAATAGCTCCTTTATTAAAAGCATTAGCTGTTATTGGTGCTGCAAGGTTTGTATTGTTTCAAACAGCACAACTTGAAACGCAAACTAAAGCTTTAGAAGTATTAACAGGAAGTGCTGAAAAAGCACAGGATATTGTCCAAGAGATAAAAGAATTTGGTGCTGTAACCCCTTTCAAATCTTCTGAATTAATAGAAGTTGCCAAACGTATGAAAGCATTTGGTTTCGAGACTGAAAATGTTGTTGATATAACAAAAAGAATTGCAGACATAGCTGGTACGGCTGGTGCGGATATAGATGGTGTTGCACTTGCTATAGGTAAAGTACAAGCAAAAAATAAATTTATG